AAGTAGAGGCGCCATAACCCCCGCCAGCAGAAGTTATAGTTGTATAAGGCGAAGACGATCCTAAATTACTAATTGACGACGAGCCACCATTGCTCCCTGGTGAACCAATTGCTCCGCCAGCACCGACAGTAATTGTTAGCACTTGCCCTGCATTAACAGCCTGACCCGCACCAGTTCTATAGCCCCCACCACCGCCACCGCCCCCACGCCCGCTGGATGTGGCAAGCCCTCCGCCAGAACCACCGCCAGCAACCACTAAGTAATCAATACTCGTAACACCAGTAGGTACAGTCCACTGACCAGACCCTTTGAAGGTGAATACGGTTTGTGATGGTGCTTGGTATTTCAGGATGACAATGCCGGAGCCGCCGGTTCCGCCAGTAGCCGATGCGGAAGTACTCATAAATGTTCCGCCGCCACCACCACCTGTATTGGCCGAACCAGGAGACCCATTGGACGAAGTTGCAACTACTGGCCCTGCATTCCCACCACCTCCTGATGGAGCCGTTCCTGGTGTTCCGCCGCCTTGTGTGCCTCCACCACCACCGCTTGCGTAAGTAACCGATGTTCCACTTATGGCTGATGTTGCACCACTCCCACCGTTCCCGCCATTAGTAGATGTGCCACTTCCTCCAATGCCATTTGCAGGAGTTCCTGTAAGACCCGCCCCACCGCCACCGCCTGCGCCATAATAAGGTGCTGAAGCAGAACTTCCGCCGCCAATATTTCCTTGCTCCGAATTTGTATCTGGGGGGGAGGAAGATGCAGGTGTATTGCCTGGACCGCCTGTCCCATTGTATTTACTTCCACCACCTGAGCCACCTGGGCCTCCGTTGGTTCCGCTTGGAAAATTACCAACGCCTGCGCCATATCCGCCACCTGTAGAAGTTATCGTGTCAAATACTGAATCTTGACCCTTCGCTCCATTACTGTTTCCGACTCCTCCGGCACCACCGCTACCAACTATTATTGTGTAATTAGCCCCAGCAGTGACACTAAGCCCGGTTCCAGTTCTAAACCCGCCCGCACCTCCTCCTGCGCCAGACCCCAACCCTGCTGATCCGCCGCCACCACCTCCGCCAGCAATGACCAAATACTCAACCTCAGTCACCCCAGCAGGGCAAGTCCAGTCTTGTGTCGCTGTGAAGGTTTGGATGATGGTGTATCTAGCAGCACCAGAGCCAAGTAATAAGCCAAGAATGCCTGTCATGATTAGCTCACATTGCCAGTAATTACAATGTTGGTCGCGTCAATAAATAAAACATTTGCAACGCCACGGGTTGCTAATGTGGCCGAGGTAACCGTTGTATTATTCCCCGCTATCTTGGCGGTAACAGCAGAACAGGTGATAGTCAAACTTCCTGTTGTGTTGTTATAGAGCGAAATAATATCCCCAGCGGAAAAGATAGATGCCGGTACAGTGATGCCAGCAGACAGCGATACAACCTTTCCAACGTCTGCCGCTACCAATGTTGTGGTCGTAGAACTAACCGGCACATTCAAAAAGCCAAGTGAAAAATTACTGGCTAAATCCGGCAAAGTCGCAGTAACACTGCTTGATGTATTCGCACTCTGTAATGTCTGTGTGCCAGCGCCAGAAGCATTACCCTGAACTTTAAGATTGCTCATGTCAAATCCTTAACCAAAAATTAACCAGCCCTGACCAGTTCCTACAGTCACAGCAACACTTGTATTGATCGTGACAGGACCAACACTTGAGCCGTTATAGGCAGACGTTACCGAGTAGTTGCTGGAAATGGTCTGTTGATTTTCAGCAATAACGCCAGTGCCGCCACCGCCGCCAAGTACACGGATCTGAATCGCCACACCACTTGCTGGCGCAGTTGTGAAAACAACGTTTGTACTAGATATGGTGTAGTCAGTCGTCGGTACTTGCGTAACACCGTTCTCAATGACAAGAACATTGTTAACCGTCATGCCAGACGCACCGGCAAAACTTGTGGTGGTTCCGTCGCCTGTGTAGGTGTAAGTGGAGTAGCCCGTACCACCACTTGACGTTGAGTTAATCGTTGTTGTGCCGTTTCCCGGTGTGAGAGAAATGCCAGTCCCTGCCGTCAACCCATAAGCTGACTGCCCCGCAGGGTAGGTTACGAAGACATCTTTAGTCCCGGCACTGAAGTTAACTTTGGTTGTGCCACCAGCACTGGAGGAATACACCGTGTCACGGGAAAGTGTTGTACCTGAAGACGTATAAGTCCCGATACCCACTTCCCATTCAGACGATGATTGTCCAGCAATACAGTAAAACGTCGTATTGCCGTCACCTACAGCAGAAAACGACTGATACCCCGACGCTGCACCAGCAAGCGTTACTGTCCCGGTGCCTGTTGTGGTTGTCGTCTCTTTAACCCGATCTGCAACAACAAAGGCCATTGCGACCTCCTAAATTAGGTTGTCGCTAAGCGAAGCAGTGCGGTACTTGTCGTATTGGCAGGCATCGTTAACGTAAAAGTTCCAGCCGTTACCGTCTGAGAACCAAAGGTATGAACACTCACTGCTTTGTCTGACTGCGTGCTGTTATAAATCAAGACACAATCAAAAGCAGTAGTCAACGTAACGTTAGTGTAAGTAATGGATGCCGATGGCGTCCAATACGCAGTACCTGCCGTTGCCGAGGCGTTTGTTGAAGTAGGTGATGTTGCATTTGTTACCGTTACACCGCCTGGGCTATAGTTTGTACCCGATACTTCATTGGTAGAACTATAGGCTGTGGTGCTTGCGTTAACCGTTGCCGTCGTTAGATACAGAGCTGCTTTAAATGTATCTGCTGTAGAAGTGCCACGGGTTGGTGCGGTGCCAAAGTTATGAGTTGCCGTAAGAAGCTCACCCATAAACGAAGTGCACATGGATTGCGTATTAGCCATCTTAAACCCCTATTCAAAAGTTGCCGCTTCAGCAAATAAAGGCGGCGATTGCTTTAAACGAACATGAACCGAACGGTGAACCACTTCATCATCTAACCAATATTCGACCCATGTCGTGTACTCGTTGGCATTATCTACGTGCCCTTCTTTTCTTTGTAGAAGCGCATCGTCTACAAGACCTTTAGTTGTATTAATAAGTGCCATCAAGCAATCCTTAAAACAGATTCTGTTGCCCCCATCGGAGGGAAAGTAATAACTAAATCTTGTGCTGTTTTAGTAATCGTGCTTCCAAAGTTCAAAACACACACTGCACGATCGCCGTTTGTTGAATTGTAGATTAAAGCTCCCGCGCACGTAAGAGTGACGCTTGAGAAAGTAGCGTTCTGAAAAGACCAATAGGCGGTGGTTCCACTTGTCGTTGGTGTGATGTTTGTAAGTGCAATGCCGCCAGCGGTGTAATTGGTTCCACTCGCCTCACCTGCTGTTGTATAAACGGTGGTGTCTGCATTGAGGGTGGCAGAGGAGAGGTACAAAGCGATTTTGAAAACATCACCCGTCCCTGTCGTGAAGTTGTGTAACCCCTGAGCAAGTTCTGCTTTATAGCTTGTGCACGCTGTTTGGATGATCGCCATATCACTTCACCGGATACCGGACCTGACCAGAACGATAAGCATCCTGTCGGTCCTTAGCATCACCAAGCTGTTTAAGCAGGGCCATTGCCTCGTTATACATTTTATCCACAGCGGCAATCATATCCGGCTCACCTTTTAAGAAAGTGTAAGCCTCGCGGATCGCTCCGTAAAGCAACGCGGAATCAAAGTTTTCGCTTAACCACGTATTGTTAGCCGTAACGATGGACTCAGGATAATAGTAGTAATGCAGCTCAACAACGTAGCCAAGATCTGGGGTTGGACCCAAAATAAACGACAACTCATTCGTTATCGTTCCGCTAGAAACAGTGGGGCCAAAAATAGCGTAATGCCGTGGCTTACCCGTTGAAGAAGGATTGGGGTACGCCTCACGAATAAAGTTCACGTCTTTATTAAGGAGGTACAAATATTCATTTGTCGTGGGGTCAACAACCGCCATGCTGTAAGGCGAGAGAAAATCGTTGGGGCACGATAAATATTTATTGTTAGCTACAGTAGCGCCTGTTACATTTTTACGAAGATTGGGCAACTGCACCGAGTTATAGATGCGCTGCTCCGCCTGAGCAATAATGGTATTAATGTCAGTCGTGGAGAAAACGTTCTCCACATAATCTTGTACTGCTGTAACAAGCGAACTGTAATTCACGCCATCGGTCCCCTGCTCATGACACCTTTAGTCGCAGCGCCTGCACCGCGCATCCTGATGCCAGAGGTTTTTACTTCGTTGTTGACGCGTTTGGTTTTATTGCCAATCGTCATATCCACCGTATCTACAGAACTACGGTCAGGACCACTTCCGGGATTGGCTTCTATCGGGGTTTTTTTACCCTTCATGGTATGCGGCTCCGCATAAGTTGAGGCAGGACCAACTTCTTT